TCGTGAAGTATTCGCATCTGGTGGCACACCTTCAGTATTGATGGTTTCTCCAGCATTGAAGCAAACTGTTTCAGCTTTCACAGGTTTGGCAGCTACTCGCTATCAAGCTCCTGTAAGCGGTCAAGCTACAATCTTGGCTGGTGCTGACATCTATCAGTCAGACTTTGGTCAAATCAGCATTGTTCCTAACCGCTTTATGCGCACTCGTGATGCTTTGGTGTTAGACCCAGAATATGCAGCTCTTGCATACTTGCGCCCATTCCAAACTATCGAATTGGCAAAAGCTGGTGACTCAGACAAGACTCAAATCTTGGCTGAATTGACACTAGAAGTTCGCAATGAAGCAGCTCATGGTGGCGCATTTGACCTTAATGCAGCTTAATTGACTATTGCGAAATAGTTGGTAGAATTGGGGGTGGGGAAACTCACCCCTAATTTCTAGGAGAGCAAATTGTCTATACTAGGCAAACTCAAACAAAATCAGAATGTTTATGCAGATGGTGATGGTGGATTAATCATTGAGACCAAGGTCGATTTGACATCTATTATCGAAGCCAATAAAGCACAATACAATGAGCGAAGTGGTAAAGGTGGCTGGGGTGAAGAAATCCTAGACCCTAGAAACAAAATCGCTACTATCCCTAACATTATCATTGACGAGCTGAATAAAAAAGGCATCATGCGAGGATTCGCAGTTGTCGATAGCCCAGCTTTCAAGAGATGGTTAAATGACCCAGATAATGTGGTTTTTAGAACAAGGGGTGGCAATGTCTAAAGTTGGTATATGTATCCCTGCAAGGGGACAGGTAGAAGTAGGAACAGCCTTTGATTTGGCTGCTTTGGTGAACTATACAAATAAGAACTCAAGAATAGAGATTAAGCTCTATACCTCTATGGGTACTCTGATATTTGACCAAAGAAACAATATGGTAGAAACAGCATTACAAGATGGCTGTACCCATATCCTATTTATAGATGCAGATATGAGATTCCCTAATGACTCTCTTATCCGCTTGTTGAATCACAATAAAGGCATAGTAGGGGTAAATGCTACTACTAGGTCTGAGCCAGTAAAGCCTACAGCCAAGAAGCTAGAAGTGTTTGATGACCATGTAGTATGGCATCCAGTTTGGTCTAAAGAGGCAACAGGCATTGAAGTAGTTGATGGAATCGGCTGTGGGGTAATGCTCATTGATGCCGAGGTTATTAAGGGCATAGAAAAGCCCTACTTTTATTTTGAACAATTGCCAAACCATAAGATACTAGGTGAGGACATATACTTCTGCATAAAGGCTAGTGATGCAGGGTATAAGACTTATGTAGACCACGATTTGTCTAAAGAGATTAAGCACATTGGGTCTTATCAGTATGGGTGGCACAATATAGAGATGGATTAAACATGGCTTTCACAAACTACTCGGCATTAAAGACCACAGTAGCTAATTACTTAGGTCGGTCTGATTTAACTACTCAAATCCCTGACTTTATTACTTTAGCTGAAACTCGTCTTGCTAGAGAGTTGCGAACAAGACAGATGTTGAAATCAGCCACTTCTTCCATGACTAGTGGTGATGCCAAAGTCGCATTGCCTACAGATTTTCTTGAAGTTAGAGATTTATATATCCGAGGCAACCCAAGGATGCCTGTTACTTATCTAGCTCCTAGTGCCTTCACAAGAGATGCTAGGGCAGATGAGTCTGGCTTACCTGTTTATTACACAGTATTAGCTTCAGAGTTTCTATTCGCTCCTATTCCTGATGGAACAAGAACACTAGAGATTCTTTACTATGCAAAACCTGCTGCTTTGTCAGATAGCAATGCAAGCAATGTATTCTTAGCCAACTATCCTGATGCTCTGCTTTATGGTGCATTGTTAGAGGCAGAACCTTATCTCATCAATGATGCTAGGGTTCAGTTATGGGTTAGTCTTTATGACCGAGCCATTAACTCTATCTCAGAGGCAGATGAAGGCTCAGAATATAGTGGTGTCCCATTACAAATGAAAATTACTTCAAGATAAGGAAATATCATGGCTGAAATGTCAAACTATTTGGAAAATGCAGTTATTAATGCAGTTCTCCGCAACTCAAGCTACACAAGCCCTACAACAGTTTATGTAGGTCTTTTTACTTCTGACCCTACAGATGCTGGTTCTGGTACTGAAGTATCAGGCGGTTCTTATTCTCGTACTGCTGTTACTTTTGGTTCACCTAGCAATGGTGTATCAACAAACAGCGCAGCAGTAGAGTTTCCACAAGCTACAGGTAGCTGGGGTACTGTGACTCATATCGGTATCCATGATGCTCAGACATCTGGCAACTTGCTATTCCATACAGCTTTAGATACTTCTAAGGCTATTGCTACAGGAGACATCTTCAAGATTGCTTCTGGTAACTTGTCAGTCACCTTGGCATAATGCCACTAACTTTAGAACAGTTAGACCAGTTTGGAAGTTTAGATGATTTAAATTATTCTCTAGACCTAGACTGGTATGAGGACAGAGTTACAGGCAATTGGACTTTAGAAGCCCTAGATGGCATTGGTTCAATCGACAGCCTTAACCTGTCTCTCGACAGCGAGCTATGGAATGGCTCAGTAACTGTTTATTTTGTTAATCCTGCAAGTGTTAGTTCTACTGCTTCAGTTTCAGCAGATGGATATAGAGAAAGATTAGCGACAGGAGCTATTAGCTCAGAGGCTAGTGTTACTGCTGATGCCTCAAGAATATTGTTCTTTAGTGGGTCAATTACAGGTAATGCACAGACTGAAGCCAATGGATATGCTGTATATAGTGGTTTAGGCTCGATTACAGCCTCTGCAAGCGTTTCTAGCGACTCATTTAGGGTAAGGACTGCATCAGGTGAAATAAACTCAACAGCGAGCCTTTCTGCTGATGGATTTAGAATTTACTCTGGTCTTGCTGATATTAGCTCTGAAGCGATAGTTACAGCTAATGGTGCAAGAGTTCTTGATTTTTCTGGAGCGATTACTAGCTCATCAACAGTATCTGCTGACTCTATCAGGGTAAGAACTTCTACTGGAGCAATCAATGGATTATCTACAGTTACAGCATTGGGCGGTGTTGAATACTCAGGCATTGCAGAGATTACAAGCATTGCAACAGTATCAAGCACAGCAAATGCAGTATTTAGTGCATCAGGCGCAATTAATAACTCAGCTACTATCAGGTGCTTGGGCAATATCCTAGGTGATAATTGGAGCTTAGATTCTATTGGTAATGAGTCTTGGACTCCAGAAACACCAGAAAATCCTAACTGGACTGATGTAACAGTAGGTAACGAATCTTGGACAGAAATCTCAGCAGGTTCAGAAAGTTGGACTGCTTCAACAAGTGGAAATGAACAATGGCAAATCAGCGCATAACCTTTGGTGAGTGGTTACCAGACCAACCATCTGTAACTGGTGCTTTAATGAAGGCAGATAATGTCTATTCTAGAGCTATCGGATATGGTGGTGTTCCTTCTGCTGTGGACTACACTCAAGCAGCTTCTGAGCCATTAAACAATGTGGTAGCTGGTAAAAACCCTGATGGTTCAACAACTATCTTTGCTGGTAGCCAGACTAACCTATACAAGCTAGATTCTACTGATATGTCTTTGGATGATGTATCAGGTTCTACTTATGCAACTCCTGTAGACCAAAGATGGAGATTTACCCAGTTTGGTAACCGAGTGATTGCAGCCAATGGCTATGATAAGTTACAAGGATGGTTACTAGGAACTTCTACAGCTTGGGCTAATTTGGCAGCAGATGCTCCTACAGCTCGCTATGTCACAGTAGTTCGAGACTTTGTGGTATCAGGTCATATTGGCACAGCTTACCCATTTAGAGTTAAGTGGTCAGCTCTGAATGATGAGACAAGCTGGACAGACTCAGCGACAACTCAGTCAGACTACCAAGAGATTCCTGATGGTGGCTCTATTGTTGGTGTTACAGGTGGTGAATTTGGCTTAATCTTGATGGATAGGTCAATCTATCGCATGACTTATGTCGGTAGTCCATTGGTATTCCAGTTTGACAATATCTCTAGAAACCTAGGCTGTTATGAGGCTAACTCAATCATCCAGTACCAAGGCATGACTTTCTTCTTGGCTGACGATGGATTCTATGCCTGTGATGGTCAAAATGTAGTCACTATTGGTGGTGAAAAAGTAGACAGATTCTTCTTCTCAGATGTAGATGAGGAGTATTTGTTCAATATGTCGGCTGCCATTGACCCTATTAAAAACCTAGTGATTTGGGCTTATCCATCAAAAGGTCAGGGCGGTAATGTCAATAAGTTGTTGATTTATAACTTCCAAACTAAGAAGTGGTCATCTGGAACTACTGATGTAGACAGAGTGGCTTCATCTTCTAGCCCATCTACAACCCTAGAGGGCTTGGATGTTATCTCTGCTTCTATTGATGCCTTGGGAACTAGCTTTGATTCTAGGATTTGGCTAGGCGGTAAACTGCTATTTGCAGGTGTCCGAGGAAACAAAGTTGTGACATTTACAGGAGCAAATTCTACTGCTACAATTCAGACAGGAGAGCTGTCTCTTGAAAATCGTAAGACTGCCATTACTTTGGTTCAGCCTATTGTAGACAATGGTTCTTGTAATGTAGCTGTTTTCTCTAGAGACTTGCTAACAACTCAAGTTGTTTTTGGCTCATCAACTGCTGCAGATTCAGAGAATAGGGTTTCAGTAAGAAGCATGGGAAGATACCACAGACTACAATTTACCCCTACTGGTGCTAACTGGGATTCAATCATTGGTGCTGATGTAGAAATTGTACCTATGGGTGGTCGATAATGTATAGAGTTTTACCACCATTCGGCTCAGACCCTAGAAATGTGGCTGAAATTGTCAATGGCATTATGAATGGCAAGACCAATAATACTGGTACTGTCACCTTGGCTACTGGTGGTGCTTCAACTACAACCATTACTGATGCTCGAATTGGTGTAGATTCTGTGGTGATTATTGTTCCTACAGATGATATATCTTCTACTGCTTACTACCCTTATTTGGCGGTGCAAGATAGCACAGACCAAGTAGCTCCAAATACAACAGGTGTCAATATTATGACTTTTGACACTACAGACTATGCTTTAGGAGCAAGCCTAGTAGATAACACTAAGCTAAAAGCTGACTATGCTGGTTTATACAATATTCAGTTTTCAGTTCAGTTAATCAATACAACTAATGATACTCAAGAGGTATCTATTTGGTTTAGGAAAAATGGTTCAGATGTAGCAGGTAGCAATAGCGAATTTAGTATGCCAGCTAGAAAATCTACTGGAACAGCATCTAGAGGTATTGCAGCACTAAACTTCTTTATTGCATTGCAAAAAGATGATTATGTCCAGTTAGCTTGGAGACCGAGTGATGTAGGAGTATCTATTGAGCATTTTCCTATACAGACAAGTCCTACAAGACCAGCAACACCTTCAGTAATAGCAACCATGAGCTATTTATCTAGCAATGGTTACACAAGCAATATTTATACAAACCCTTATATTAGTTCAGTAACTAATGGAAGTGCAGTAATTAGTCATCCTGCTAACTCAGTCGCAGGTAAAACTTTTGATTATGTAGTAGTAGGATAAAAGGAAATTATCATGGCAGAAACAGTAACCTCATCAAGCATTGACCCAGCTATCAGACCTTACCTTACAGAGGGTCTAGAAAGAGCTAGAAGTCTATTCTTGACAGGACAACAGCCTCAATTCTTCCAAGGTCAGACTTATGTCAGCCCTTCTGCTCAGACTGAACAGGCTTTGGCTCAACAAGAGGCTTTGGCAAGTCAGGCAAGTCCTGTATTGCAACAG